AATCAGTTAAATGAAAAAATGCAATATGCAATAGCTCATGCTTTAACAAACCTTTCTTATGCAATTCAGATAAAGATGCCCAAAAAGTTGGGTTGATTATTAAATTGAAATTTATTCCATTGAGAGATATACCTGCTGTGGGCAGTCTTTCATCCCAAGATTTATTTAAACTTAGCAGAAATAAACCGTAGAATGGTTCATCAAACATTAGGTCTTTACAAATTCTTGCTAAACTGTCTTTTAAATTATATGTTACTGTATTCATTTGATAATTTTAAATTTATGTCTTCTATAAAACCTATACCCATATTATAAAAATGTTCCATAAATATATTTTCTATATATGATTTTATTTCAGGAAGCTTTGTTGGGTTTACTTTTCTTACAACATTTAACATACACTCATAAGTAAACTCATGAGATCTTAAATATGTATCAGCTGCTTTACCACTCTTTATAAAATACGGTAATATTTTAGAAAAGTGTTTTTTAAATAGAGGCGCATTAAAATTAGTATGGCCTGTATCTTTTAGTACACATAGCATAGTTGCTATATTTTCAGTTAAATCTAATTCTTGCATTAATGAGAAACCTACAGTAATATCTTCTGTTATTTTACTTGTTAGCATATCTTTAAGCCGGGCTGCATTTATTTTATTTAATGTAACATTGTCCATTAGTCTTCTATTTTTTGTGTTCTTATCATCCATTCTGGAGGAGTAGAGTTGTTTATATTATCTATCCATTCTTTGGCACTTGGGATTTTCCCAAAGCAGTCTTCTCTTACATGTTGTTCCCCAACATATCTTGTATATACAATCTTACCATCAGAGTTAGTAAAGTATTCTCCAAATATTCTTTCACATTCAAAGATTCCCTCACTATGATGTCTAAAGAGTCTGTGTTTACTATGTCCTATCCATGCTTTGGTTTCATCAAACCAATTATGAATATGTATATAGTCTTTCTCTTGTCCTCCCCATTTTTTTACAGAGGATTTAGCGTGTAATAAAGGATGTGCCATATTAAGAATCACTTAAAAAACTTCCAGTGTGCTTATAAGATTGTTCCTGTGTGTAATACACATTATTATGAATATAATAATCATCTGTTTTCATATCAACTGTTATGTATCCATAACCTCCATCGTTATTATACCAATCTTCTATATTATTAAGGTAGTTGTATGCTATTTCTTCTATTAGCTTCCGATCAGTATCATTTAGATCAATAGAAATATAATCTTCCACTCCATTTGTCCAGGCTGGAAGGTCTAACTCACTTAGATAATTTTCTGGTAAAGTTTCCCATTTCATTATTTGAAGAGTATCTTCTAAAGTAAATGCTGTTATGTTTTCTATAGATCCGTCATCTCCACCTCCGTGGTAGTATATATTAATAAATCTTATATTTTCATTTGAAAGCTTAAAAGCTAGTAAGCTTTTTTCAATATTATCCATAGTTTATTTTTTATAAAATTTTCCTAATATATTAGAATTAAGGTATCTCTCATCTTCTAATACTTCAAATTTAAATTGAGCTTTTACTTCTTCATAAGTTAACTCAGCTTTGCTATAACATATTTTAAGAATGTGTCTTTCTATATCAACACCATCTTTATGAGCTTGTTTTATTGTTTCATTACTACTATAATAGTTCTGGTATGAAAGTTTTTTAATCATCTCATATTTTTTATGACGCTTATCTGTTATAGCAGCAAGAGCTTTCTTTCCAAACTTTTTCTTACGGTTTGAATAGAAATTCTTTTTACCTATATAGATTTTAAGCTGCCCGTCTATTATAACAATCATTAGGTATACAAACCCATGAGCTCCTTCTGGAATCATGTCATCTGTAAAAGTCTTTAAGGCTGTTTTATTACCTATGTCACCATTATTATATTTCCAACTCATGGTATATTTTTTATTGTTCCAGTTAAAGCTTTTGTTAGCAGAGGATATAAATGTATTCTTACATTGCTTACTCCATGAGCCTCTATTGAATCAGATAAATCTTTTTCTAACTTTAAATGAACCGGGTTTATATTGTACTTAACTTTGTATTTCTCCATGGATTTAATACCAGCTGTATCATTGTCAAATAAAGTACAGATCTTTTTATATCTGTTTTGATACTTTTCAATAACATTTTCAGGTATAAGAGTGTTCTCACTCTCTGGAGCTATTGCTTCAGCATTTTTAAAACCAAGCTTATCAAAAGCCATTATATCTTTTAATGAGCTGCATATTATTAAGTAAGGTTTTTCAAATGTTAACTGATCATGACCGTGTATATAATTGCTAACCTTAATAAACTTACATTTATCAGTCATGGGTTGATACACTTTATAGAGAACATCTTTCTTTGTAAAATAGCCGTATAAGTAAAGCCCTTTTATCTTTAATTTATCATCTCCATTATTCATTGTGTATTCTTTAAGAGGAAACACATTATATTTTTCTAATAGCTTGGAGTTTATTTTATAGTTCATCCAATACTTTTGATCGTATACTGTCCAGCTTCTTATAGTAAAGTCCGTAATCTTATACTTATTGTATATTTTAAATTCTCTAATAGGAATAGCTGTATTAGATAAACAATACTGATTGTAATCAGATATTATTTTTATAATAGCTTGACCTTTAGTTTCCAATACAAATAGATGTTGAACTAATGTTACACAGTTTCCACCAATGTCTGTAGAAAAATCTTTAAACATGTATTTACCAAAGCTCATTCTATAGTAAACTACCAATGATGGGTTGGCATCTTTTGTTCCAAAGACAGATCTAATTTTTACATCTTGGCCGTGTAATTTCTCTGGAAGATTTAAATAATATTCAAAAGGCCATTCTGTTGGTATTTCTTTTAAGTCAGATGCAATAGTTATAGTTCTTATCATAATTTAATGTATTAAAAAGGGGAACTGTAATTAAACAATTCCCCTTAACTTAATTGAACACTTATTAATTATAACTCAAACTCTTCAGGCTGTTCTTTATTAGCACCGAAGTCCTCTACAGGAGTTGGTTTTTGAGCATAATCAATGTGATTATCAGGATTGAAAACGAGAGTTTCATTTTCTGTTGTAGAAAAGGCTTTACCTTCTTTTCCAAACTTAGGTAAGTATAAATCATAAGCTATGTATCCAGCTTTATTGTAGTATTCTCTACCACAAACACAGAATGTCATCATCTTATCTTTAAAAGGCTTGTCTTTATTGAAAGCATCTACAAATTCTTCAATTGTATCAAACTTTTCATCAACTTTCTTCCACCATTTTTCAATACCTAGTTCTGTGCAGATACGTTTAATACCTTTAAGTATCTCAATATCTCTTTTAATTTCAATACCTTTAAAAGTATTGTCTTTATAAGGCCATTTACCTATCTTAACTCTACCTACTTGACCTTCATGTCTACCTCCTTCAGGGTCATCTTTATCTAAAAGAAATCCTTCAAAGTCATCTGTTGGTTTTGCAGTTTCAAGATTTAATAAAAAATAATAGCCTTGGTCAGCTTCTAAAAAGCTAGGTCTATCTAAGGTTACACTGTTGATCTTAGCTTCAACATTTCCCGGCTGGATTGTTTTATTAGTGAAGTTTTCCCCACCTCCAGTTTTTACATCTTTTGTACTTAATCCCATTTTTCTTTATTAGTTTATTGTTATTAATCAATATATATCTTTTCCCAATTAGTTGACAGATTACCTTCAGAATCCATTTCAGAAACTACTATTTCTTTATTTCTTAAATGAGAAGGTCTTGCTCCACAAGTGACGTTATCTTTAGTTTTAAAACTAAGTATATTTTGATTACCCTTTCTATAAAGATAACCAATAGCATCTGATTGTGAACAGATAATCCTTTTTATTTTTCCTGTTAAGTCTAAGTCCATAGAGTTGACATCACTGCCATCTTTATCTAAAACTATGTCTTTAACATGACCAATTAATATAACTTTTGGGCAAAGTTGTTTTATATAGTCTATGATTTTAAAGAAAGCCTGTCTTAAGTAGCCATAACCTTGACCATTTGGTAGATTTATAATACTCCCGTACATATTCTTACCACTCATTACATCTAGATTCCCATCTTTATCTTTCTTAAACCAACTTTTACCTATTGGTTGTCTTGCATATAGAACTTCTGCATATGGTAAACACATAGCTTCTAATGCAGTTATTGTATCAACAGCAATATAATCATATTTATGATCTGATTCTCTAATTGCTTTACCAATTTTTTGTATGTCTTCCCAGCTACTTGCCTTAACTTTCATGGCATCTATATAATCTGAGCCATCTTCTGTATCAATCAATAAGCAGTTGTTTAAACCAGCTAGTAAAGCTGACTTACCAACTTTAGGTTTGGAAAAAATGATAAGATTTTTAGGGCTTTGTTGAGCTGCTTTAATCTTTTTTGTTGGTAGTTTAATATCCGTCATGGTGTAAATGTTTCTTTGATTAATTTATTAAGCCATCCTTTATTACTTACAGGTTTCTTCCATGCTATAGCTGCTTTATCTCTTATAGTCAATTCATTTATTGGACAATCTGCTAAGATGTCATCTATAGCTGCTTTATCACTAAGACTTGGATATAATTGAGGAGATAGTGCAGACACATCTCTAGTAGATATCTTAGTACTATGCTTTTCAGTTATGTTTGCTAATTCTGAAATAGGTATCCAGTATCTTTCATCTATACCTCCTTCAGATGATTGCACGTTGTATTCATCTTCAAAATGAGGATTCCAATTCCATTTATAAAGAATTCTATTAGGGTCTTCTGATTCAACATCACGACTTATAAATTCTGTATAGATATCTTCTCCACCTGATAATTCATTTTTAAAAAATGTAATAACTTTTTCATCTGCTCCACGGGGAACATAACACATCTTAGGAATGTATTTTACATTGTCGTAGTCTATTCCTTCAGCATCAAATAATTTCATTTGATGTTTTTTAAGTAGTGCTACTCTTTCTTTTCTGCTAAGCTTTGTTTCTGCCATTTGTTTTATTTTATATTGTCACTCTTCTTTGTTGACAACCAGGAGTTGTCATTTCTACTACTTGCATCTTATGATACTCTGCTTTAAAGAAACTCATTCTAGTATCTCCATTTCTAAGCTTAAGGAAATGCCATACAAGAACGTTTTCATCTGCAATAATATATCTATCTGGTCCGTAATATTTTATAAATTTCATAGCAGGTCTATTAATACCTACTACAATATCTGCATGTTGCAATAAAGCATCACCCCCAAGTATATCTGAATCAAGTATATAATTACCATACTTACCTTCTTCATTACGCTCTGGTCTATCTGTTTCACGTTTGAGTTGAGAAAGTATTACAAATATTATTGGGTACTGTCTTTTTAATTCTGTACAAGCTTCACCAAGATTATATAACATATCAGTCTTGGTATTCTCTCCAGATCCTTTTTTTAATAAATAGCTGTGATCAAGAGTAATTACTGTGTTAGTATATTCAATAATACCTTCTCCACTTGTAGTAGAGTGAGCTTTCATATACTCATGAATAATTTTTTTAAACTGATCAACAGTTGGAGATTTCTCTACAACATCTATAGGGTTTAGTATTTGTTTTTTAGAATACTCATAGCATTTTTGTAACTCATGTGTTGTAAGAGAGTCTTTAGGGTCTGCACTACAGACATGCTTATAAGATTGTCCAATAACACTTGAAAATTCTCTAACAGCAGCTGCTCTTGACAACATTTCAAGCTGAAATTCTAATATTCTAAAAGGTTTATTTGAATTTAGCTTAAAAGCTTCTCTTACAATCTGATCTTTTATGAGTGTTTTACCAGTACCAGGTCTTCCACCAATAACAATCATGCTATGCCACTCCCAGCCACCAACTCCTGCATCATTAGCTTTTGGCCAAGGAGTTTTGAAGCTAGTAATTTTTCCATTCTTGCGGTCAGCAAGATATTTAAGGGCTTGTTGATAACCCTCTTTTTGAGTTTTCCAATACATAATTAGCTAATTAAGAAGGTTTCTCTACCTTGTTGGAATTACGTTTTTGATTGACTATAAATATATGAAATTTATTCAACATTACATAAATAATTTCTATTAAAAAGAACTTCCAAAGAGGTATTTCTATTATAAATAAGTAGGTTATTAACCAACATATTATTGTTATAAAAAATGCTGTAATTAGCTCAGCTGTAAATACACCTAACTTTTCTATATTCATCATACTACTCTACTTTTAAATTTATCATTGCTTTCTAAATCAGTTCCTGTTATTGTTGCCTCACAATAATCAGCAAGATCAGAGCTAAAAGTTCTATCCGGCTCTTGCTTTCTTATGAAATACTGAGCTGTTCTCATGTATTTATAATTGTTTTGCTGAAATTCCCAAACATAATTGTTGGTAGCTTTAAGTATAGTTTCCCAAGTGTAGTCATGATTAATAAAAAACCATCTTAAGGCATTTTCACAATTGGTTGCATTTGATCTGGCTGTTTTTCCACTAGGTAATTTTTTATTAGGAAAAGTTTCCCTGTAAGCTTTGATTTTGTCTTTATAATCAGAGCCAAGTATTTGTATTGAAGTCTTTTTTTTCTGTACTGTAAACAATCTTTCAATACAATCTATTAATATCATTGCTTCAGGAGTAAGCTTTTGATTTTCATCAAGCCATCCTTTACTTTCAAGCATTCTTAATGATAATGCTAAGTTTATATGTTGCGGTGCTACTGATTCTTTCATGCAACATAACATATAGTAGTCATTTGGGCTTAAACCCTTGGAAGATATGATGTTAAATATTTCTGTTTGCTTAAGAAGCTTTGTTTTTTTCATGAGATTTCCATTTTGGTTAATGCTTTTAAATTATGTATATTGTTATAAACAATAAAGTATGAAACGTTTATTTAAAGATGGTATGATTACCACAATTGCAGGAATGTTAATTCTAGGCTTAGCTGCCTACATGTATGTTTCAAAAGAACATACGTCTATGGAAGCTGGTGAATTAGCATTACTAGGCATGGTCTTTTTAAGATCCAAAGATTCTTTAATTGGTTTAACGCCCAAAGAAGATGCACCAGTAATCAAA